AGTACCACCAGAAACATTTTGAATTGTGTTAACTTTTAATGTACTCATGGCTTGGGATATTTAGCTTTAACTGCTTCGATTGCTTTTGCAAAACTACCACTTGAAGTAACCGTGCCAGCGAGAATATCTTTATAAAGATTGTCTAATTGATCTCCGATTGATGGGTATATTGTGTCTGTCGTACCAGCTACTCCTGTTCTTTGACGTTGATATAAAGTTGCAGCAGCTTCATTGTCTAAAGTTGTTCTTGCAGCATCTATCTTACTTTGCTCAAGAGAAACAGAATTACCGCTTGCGTCAAAAGCACCAGCACCATCATCAATAGTAACTACCGTTCCAGCGTATGCTTTGAAAATTGCTTCGTGATCTAAGGCCATTATCAGTTTTTAATTAGATTATACATGAAAGTAATCATGCTGACACCTCCATTACAGTTATGAAACTTGGTGTTTTACTTCTACTAAATTCATTGCTGTTATCGTGTGATCTTCCAACATGAACTTGATAATCTTGATCGCCAGCAGCTATTTGTAATTTATAAGTTGTAGCAGATGTTGTAGAAGGAGAATCAAGAAATTCACCACCAAAAGCAGATACATAATAGGAATTATTTTGGACACAAGTACTACTTGCTCTTGCTTGTGATGTTGTTGCCCCTTGATCTCCAATAAAAATGTCGGTTGAACCTCTTAACAATTTTATATGACCGACTCTGTTTGAGTTTGAACCTATACAACCACCATATTTTATTAATATTTTGCTTGAAGTAGAGGTCGGTGTTATTGATACAGAAAGACCTGTAACATCTGCAAAAGCTTCATTTAAATGGCTGAAAGTATCTGTCTTAACAGCTTGTTTTATTTGAATTATACCACCACCACCACCTGTCGGTACTCCTGATACTGGGATTATGCTGTTGACTTTAAGTTGACTCATAGTTTAAACGACTGTCCAAGTTTCACCAGCACCAACTGTAACTGTTACACCTGATTGTATAGTAATTGGACCAAAGCTGCCAGCATTTTGTCCATTAGTAATAGTATAACTCTGTGTAACTGTTTGGTCATTTTCCCAAAAAATATTATCACTACCAGCACCTTGCGCACCTGCGCCTGCAGCAGCCCAACTTAGCGTTCCGGAAGCATCTGATACAAGAGCATATCCAGAAACTGCAGCATCAGCGGAAGGTAGTACCCAAGTAAGACTTGATGAAACTGTGGCTGGTGCTTTAAAACCTACATAATTACTACTATCAGCATCAGCAAACCTAAGATCATTTTGTAGTTGTAATGTAATACCATTTGCATCAAATAACATTTGTTCTGTACCAGATGCAGCAAAGCCCATAATATTTGCTGACTTTCTAAATAAACCTAAATCTGTATCTGTATCAAAACTTAATGCTGGCGCAGCAGCACTATTTGAATCATCAATTAAAAGCTGCCCTGTCATAGTTCCGCCAGCTTTAGATAATAAACCTAAATTTGCTTGGTCAATATTTCCTATCTCAGTAAATCCGCCATTGCTTGAGTTTCTTATTTTTAAAATATTAGTTGTGGTATTCAAAAATGGCATACCAGCAACACACTGGCTTGAAGCTAAATCAGAAGATTTTGAATTGCTTGATTGTATTGCAGCAAAAACATTATTTAAGTCAGTTCTGACATTAGCTCCTGAGGCATTTTCAATGGTGTAGTTCGTTACGTCAGCCACAATTAAATTCTATTTTCCTCCATGTTAACCTCCTTTACCAAAACCAACAGCACTGTAGGTAAAGTTCCTATCAATACTAGCATTGCTTGAGTTTTTAAAGTGAACTGTAAAGCCAGTTCCAGATATACTACTTAATTCAAAATAATCTCCTGTTGCCATATTTTGTGGGGAAATATTTACAGAAGGTAAAAAACTATTTAGATTGCCAAGAGCAGAAGTGCCAACAAAAAATGCTGCTGCAAATGTCACCGCCTTTGCCCCTGCACCTGATGCTATAACTGATGACTGCTCTGTTCTGGAAGGCATAATTGCAGTATAACCAGCTTGTTGTAAATTAAGATTTTGTGCTGTATCAGTAGTATCTATTGAAATTCTAAATTGAAAACCTCTACCTTTAAAAGTACCATTTGCAAAATCGTTAAAATCACCATATGAGCTCATATCAGTAGATGTGCGAACAGCCATTTTTGCATTCACTTCATTTGCAATACTTCCGTCAAAATCTTGCCATGTATCAATATTTTGTGTTCTATTATCAAACTGATCTCCTGTATAAAAACCAACACCTTGGAAATGTCTTTTTAGCTGTAAAGAAAATGTTGCGCCTAAATCTAAAGTTTCAACAAAATCATATGTACCACTAGCGTTTGCTGTTGGGTCAGTTAGTTTTAAACCACCTAAAGATGAATCAAATGTAAGATTTGATTTAGTGCCATTATATGGAGTACCGTCAGTATCTTCTCTGTCTGTTTTGATAGTAATTGAATCTAATATTTCGACTGTTGATATACTTACACTTGCTGCTGTAGCACTAAACCTACCACCATCATCTTGAAACTTTAAAAGATATGTACCAGCCAATGCTGGTGCGATTACATCTGTTGCATTGCCAGCAACAGCTTCAACAATATCTTGAGCAGCTTGGAATGTAGCAGAACCACCTGTTTGGTTTGTATGTCGCACATAAACTCTTCCACCATGTAAAACATCTAAAGCAGTTGCTTGCGTAAATCTTAATCTTACAAATTGTTCATTTATTGGTTCTATAGTTAGGCCTGAGACATTTTCGGGTATTGCTGTTTTTCCAACAGATTCAAAAATTTTGGTTGTTTTATTTGGAGATATTTGTAATGCAGCATTAAAACTAAATACCTCGAATGTATATTTACCAACAGGTGTATCAATTAATTCAAAATCAGAAGCAGTTACAATCTGCGAAACAAAGTTACCATCTTCAAATTTATAGTTAACTTGATATTGTGAAGCACCAGAAACTGGCTGCCAATCAACAATTAACTTGCTTCTAGCCATATTATTTATAACAACTGTTTGTTCAGATACAGTAAGGTTACTTGGTGGGTCTAGTGGTGCGTTTAAAAGTGATACTGTTCTAGTTGGTAAAGCTGTACCATCTTCAATAAAAGCATATTTGCCTTCTACATACGTCAAAGCTGTTATTAAATAATTTATGTCATCTTGCTCTTCAACCGTAATAACTCTAAAAAGTTGAGTTTGTAATGTTGTACTTGAAATTAAATATGGTGAATTTGTATTTGGTGCAGATGAAAAAGCAGAACTAACAGTTAAAACTGCACCTGTAATATCAGAAATAGATTTTTCCTCTACTGTTCCATCAGATAAAATTACACTTAAAGTTGGATTATCATTTAAGGCTGGTAAAGTAGTTTCAGACAAACCATCAATAGTAACTGTAGTGGTGGTAGCAGATACCACACGACCACCTCTTCTTGCGCCTGCTCTAACAGGGTCATTTACTTCTATAACAGACCCCGGCCTTACAACTATCCCTGCATCTATTGATGTTGTAAAGTTTATAATTTCAGATTCATTTTGTTCAGCAAAAAGTATTGCACGACCTAATCTCGCAGCCTGATTACGAGAAGTACACGCAAATGCCTTTACTTGCTTTACAACAGTACCTAATTTACTTATTGCTGTTGCATCTTCAATAACTTCAAAATCAACTTCCGAAGAATCCATATTAAAATAACTTACAGAGATAACAGAGTGTCTTTGTTTTAAACTACTACCTTGATATGCAAAACCGCCCTCGCCAACATTTGCTAAATTGAATAAATAACTTGCTGTTGTTGGTTTATCTTGATTAATAGTAATTGAACCAGCAGACCATATTGGCATACATCTCATTACACCAGCTAAATCATTTATTGCTGCAAATGCTTCTTTTGGACTTTGTATATTTACATTACAACTAAATCGTGCCTCCTCTGAACCAGAGCCAGTACCATCATCTACTAATTCATTCGCAAATTTACTAGCAGCCACAAAACTAAATAAATCTAAATTACTGTCTGTTATATGATCGCCTAATCCATATCTTGTATTTGTAAGTAAATCTAATAAACACATTGCAGGGCAGTTTGTATAAACAGCAGCACCCATAACACCATTAAAAACATATCCAGTTGGATATTGAATACGACCTGTTTGTAAATCAACAGTTGGTGTGCCTGAACTATTTGCACCAGCACCCGGTATGCGCACTTTTATACCTCTTAACCTATATCTTCTTCTAGGAATACTGTTAAATTGTTTACTATCTAAACGAAGTGCGACATAAGCACTGTTGGCATATGTTGAATTATTATCTATTACCTCTTGTATGCTCGTAAATTGAAAAGCATTTACCCTTTGCGCATCTGAACTATCAGCTGTGACTCGTACAACTCTAAAATCAACAGGAAAAGAACCAGCAATATTTATTCTATGATCTTTTGAAAAAGCATCTGCGGTTCTACCACTTACGTTTGTAGAAATAATATCGTTAAAACCACCACCATTATATTGAACTTGGATTTTGTAATCTATGGTATCGCCATGTATATCACCGTTATCTTCAAAAATTTGTATTTGTGGCCAAGTCAATGTAATTATGACAGCATCAACATCTGTATTAGTAACTTGTCTTGTTACTGGCGCAGAAGTTGTAACTGTAACATTAACAGCAGTCGGTGATCTACTTTCTGCTGGAATACCAGACATAGCGGTCTGATTTGCTGTTCCAAATTTTGATGTGAATGTTACATCTTGGAAATTAAAATCGGTATCTGCTGGACTACTATTATCTGCGGTTGAATTAAGTATTGGAGTATCATCAAGAAAAACGTCTTTTAAACTTGCATTGTTATAAGCAGTTGTTCCTTTTGTAAGACCAGCTTTTGAAGCACTTGCAAATCCTTCAATCTCACCTTCAGATAATAAATCTTGTATTGTCGCAAACTGTCTACTGTTTAGATTATCAGGGTCACGAATGGGTTTTCTTGAAGCTTGTGGTTTTGGACCACCAGAACCTTTAATATATTTCATCATGCCTCTACTTGGTTTGTATCTACTGCAGCAGATATAACAACAGAACCAGTTATTATTTCACCATAAACAATTGGAACTGGTGTGCCTGCTCTTGAAGTATTTTGAACACCGCCAAAACTAAATGAAATTCTTGGGTCCTCCTCTGAAGCAAATTGTTGTTGGTCTGGT